CCTTAACGTATCTTGACTTTTCAATATTAATAGTAAACTTGAAACCTTCTAGATCTTTGCCATCCTTTTGCTGAGCTTTACCAATAATGAATACTTGGTTTGCACTATACATAATACCTGTACCACCAGATACAACAGCTCTTGGGAATAATCCCATTTCCTGATATACGTGGTTAATAGCGATACAAGGAATATCACGTGTAGTCAGCTTAGGTGTAACAATACGGAACAACGACTTGATCTGTTTTGCACGCGACATATCAGCAACTGACTTTTCATTCATGGCATCTTCGACTTCTTTCTTCGAAGCAAGGTTACCAATACTATCAATCAGAATCATAACATGATCGCCTTTAACTACTTCATCAAGACGTTTTGTTAAATCAAACTTTAACTGTTCTACATCTTCCAATGGCACGTGAATAACACGGTCAATGTCAATGTCAAAACTTTGTAAGTAATCAGGCGTGATACCATATTCTGAATCATATAGAATAGCAACGCCATCCTTATACTTATCAAGGTATGCCTTCATACAGTATAGACCCAAAAGCGTTTTGAAACTTTTGGATACACCAGCTAGGACCGTTAACCCAGGAATCAATCCACCGTTAAGACTACCACTAAAGGCAATATTAACAATAGGAAGATCTGTTTTAATAGGATCCTTTGCTTGGAAGAAGTTAGATTTGGAAAGAACCGAAGATCCTTTTACCGAACCTGCCTTCAACATTTTATCGAGTAAATTCATATTTTATTCTCCACTTAGAATTGTATATAACTTATCAGCAAACGCATCGAGTTTCTCATATCGGTTTGGCCAATAGATGTAATCCTTTTCAGGATTTGCTTTTAAGTTATTCAATAGCGGTACTACCGCATCATATATTAATTGTGCCTTAGCAGCGCTCGCATCAGCAGAAGCTGCAGTTGTAGTAACCGCGGCCTTCGCTTGCTGAACAACTTCTAATTCATCGGCGTCAACAGCTGTAAAACCAAAATCAAAATCAAGGATTGTAGTTTCTTTTTCATTAGTCATAAGACCTCCTTAAAAAGCGGGGACCCGAAGATCCCCGACAGTTGTTTATCCTCGTGCCAATTCCTTAAAAATACTAAGGTCATCATCATCATCGCCAGCCGTGGAGCCTACTGAAGGTTCTGCTACTGCCATTGTTGGCTCAGCAGTATCCATAGTCATACTGGATAAATCCAGTTCATCTGCGGTTTCAGTAACCGCTGCCGAAGCAGTCGGTGCGTCATTTTGTAAATCAAGTACACGATAGAGTTTAGTTTTCAATTCAGAATATGATTTGAAGTTGCCTTCAGATACAATTTCCTGTAGAGAATGTTGTTCTCCCCAAACACGTTCCAACACTTCATCATCTTCTGACAATGGAGAAGCAGGATCGAATTCAGATTTATCGTAGTTCGGGTAACCTTCGAATTTGCGGATCTTCAGACGAAAGTTTGCACCTTCCCATAAATCAAACGGGTTAGTTGGTTCTTCGTCTTCGAACGTTGGGTTCATCAGATCATTCAATTTATCAAAGATCTTCTTACCGAACTGATACATGAATACTTTACCTTCGTTCTCAGGATTTCCTCCGTCTTTTACAATATAGACGTTAGCAGTATACTTCAGCCTGCGCTTCTGTTTACGTGCAGTATCTTTGTCGGATTCAACACCAGAGTTCCACAGCTTAGAGTTAAACTCTGATACTGGGTCATCTTGATTCAAGGTTGTTAATGAGTTTTCAATATACCAAAGTCCTGTTGGTCCTTGAAACCCATGGTCCCATAACCTTACGAAAGGCATCTCTTCACCTTTAGAGGCTGGAAGGAATCGAATGACTGCGAAGCCATTGCCTGCCTTATCTCTTGTAGGTTTCCAGAATTTCCCGGCGTTAGGGTCTTGGTATGATTTTGAAGAAATCTTTTCGAGTTGTGAATTCAACTTGTCGAGAGTCTTCGAGCGGTTCTTCTTGAGTGAAGAAAAGTCTGTAAGTGCCATAAGTAAATCTCCTGTATATATAGCGTTATTTGCGATTATGCGTAGTATTAAATATCAAAGTGATCCTTAATTATCTTTTGGAATCGCTTCGGTTCAAAATCGAGAAAGGGTTTATACTTTTTCGATTTGTTTATTATATCACAAGATACGATTTTGTCAACTACTTTTTGCTCCCAATACGAAAATATATTCGCTTGATGAGAAAGAATAGTAAACGTTTCTAAACTAATCTTCTTTTGTAACAACAAAGTCATTACTAAAGGATGTTGTCCATCCTGTGATACAAAGTTTCGCTTGTATTCATCATTAAGATGAGCAAGCTCGGATTTAAAGATATAACCTAATGATTCTATCCTCTTCCTCCAATTCGTGTGTCGAGCCTCGCCTTCGCTGTCAAGCAAATCACGTACCCAGACGTTTTTATTTATTAAAAGATTACTCAGGATTAAACCTTGAGGATCATCTTTGTTAGCCAATTTGGCAAAAGAGTAAGCATCGTTTCGAGACATAAAGGTTTCTCGATTTGCGCGTACCTTTCCATTATATTTAAAGTAATCATAGTCCGTTGTGAAATGCCTCTTGAGCGCCAAGAATTGAACGTAGGCGTCAAACGGTTCATTACTCGCTAAAGTCTGTGATATCTTGTTCATCTTCTTTCTTCACCATTCTCAAGTTAACTGCTTCTGTGCGGATCTTTTCTTTTAGTACCGAACTTTTCTTTACAATTTGAGCAATCGTTTCAATTTCAATTTCATTCTTCTCAGCAAAATCAACAAGGGCATCTATATAAGGAACGCCTCGAGAAATATGCCGAGCAATTTCATGGTGGATTTTATCTGGTGTTAAAGCAACAACGGACATATCTTTGTCTTCCTTAGAATCTTTTATTGTCATGTATACCTTTATTATAACATAGTTTCATAGATATGTCAATAGTTATTTTTGTTCAGTGAGTTTATTTAATTTGTAGAACCATTATACCATAGTTTACTATGAATGTCAATGGTTTATTTTCTGATAGCATAAAAAATCCGTTCAATCAGCTAGGTATTAACCTTTTTGAGCGAACGGATATATTATAACAAGTTTTTGGTCAGATGTCAATCTATTAGTGCGTAGATACTGACATTAGGATGATAAGGAACGGTAGTGCGAGGGGGAACGTCATAAAAGCCAAACATTTTGTGATTTCACAGAACTTGCAGACTTTCTCATTATTTCTCATTTTTTCGTATCCAGCAATCAATGCTAAAGTGGTCATTTCTCTCCTTCTTGAGGCATGTATTAAATAAAAGTTATGTTACCGACGGTAACACAATTATATATACATCGATTCCAAGAAATAGCATATAATTATATATTATATTTGGTAATAGACTATATACCGAAATGATATAGCTTATACCTCTTCAAATAAGACGTTCTCTACATACTGATTCTTACGTTCCTCTGATATTCCCATTGCCAAAATAGAACTATGAAGCATTCTATTAAGTTTTTGTTTTTCACAATACTTGTTCTGTGCTTCGAGAGTATTAATCGACCTCTTAGTGTATTGAGGTTTAGTCATCTCTGTCGTATAGAATCTTGATAGATCCAAAGCCATGTTAACAAGCTGTTGAGTTTCTTCACCAGAACGAATCGCACCAGCACCAACAATGTTTTCCGAAAAGATCTCTAACGCCCAAGGTGGCATTATCCTTTCTTTCTTCCATTCAAGGTTTTCAGTTGCCGTACGAAACTTTATCATATAAGGATGGTTGATATTATGAAGATCATCAATTGGTGAATAGTCACAAAAGCAACCACTAATCTTTTTAGGATTCGCAACGATATCTAATCCGAAGATAGGTAGATCAACATGTTCTCTTGGAAAGAAGTTAATATGCATTAACCATAACTTATTCTTTCCAACAGGTTCAATTGTCTTGAGATGCGCTTTACGAATAGTATCGCTTTCCCAAAAGTAATCTTTCCATCCCTTTAGATCTGCGGTATGGCTTTTATTCTCAACTCGATCCATTGTGGAATCAAAGTCATTAATTAAAGTAGCAGCAAGGTTTCTTAATTGGTCGAACAGTTCCGAATCAACTATCATCTTCGTCCCAGCTTCCCATAGAACGAGCCAATGCGTAATTTTCTGATTCGTATTCATCTGCGTTATTATGGAATCTTTCAATCAATTCATGAAACAATCTCTCTGCATATTCAAAACAGTTCTTTGCTTCTGTTTCCATACCGTCATGTAATAGTGTTCTTGTT